GAAAGAGGCGGGTTGGGTAGATTGTGGGCGCCTAGCGTCCCGTGAGTATCACACTAAAAAGCATGTTTTTTGCGCGCCCGAAAATGTGATTATGAGTAAGTCGGACCTACGTCGTGCCGTAGAATCGCCGCCGCCCGCGACTACCGTTAGAATAGTGAAATAAAAAAAGCCCCGATTAAGGGGCTTTTTCTTACATATCTAGGACCGCCGCAAGTAACGCGACAATCACTAGAATGATGAGGGCTAACATGGCGCATCAATCGTGCTTCGGGCACGTTCGGCCCATTCTACATCGTCGCTTTGATGTATCTGCTCTTCAATTAATGCGTGTAGCTCAGATACATACTTTTGAAGATCAATAGCCTTTCCAATAGCGTTCGCTAATTCCGTATTGCCCGCGCGGTAGGCTTCGCGTTCCTGTTCTTCAAGTGTTAGTTGCATAGTGGTTATCCTTTGTAAATTTTAATTTGATCTAACGCTTGTTTTTTAGTCTTGAATATCTCGCACAATATGCGCCGCCCGTCGTCCATAATCGCCCATACCTGCCATTGCGGCGTATCGTATGCATTTTGAAAGCCCAATAAAATGTTAACTACCTTAAATTTTCTCATTATTTTAGACTCCATAAGTTAAAAAAAGATAAACGAATAACCCAGTTAACGCAACGCCCACTAGCGCCCATTGCCAATCAGAGCTATCGTGCCCGCGCTCAATCCGTAATTGTTTTTGATTTTTCATGATATGCCCTTTAATTAAAATAATGCCGTGCAATGGCTTGCCCTAGATTACGCTTTGCAGCTTGCCTAATCCGGTCCCCAGTCGCGTATCCGCATTGATCCCGATACCATGCCCACAATACGGACGCGCATATGGCGGCAACAGCTTTGCGGTATTCAGTGGGAAAGTATTGGCCGGTGCAATAGTCAATACTTACTAGCCCATCATTAGTAGCATTAATTGTTAAACGGCCGCTGAACGCGCTTTTACTTGCTTTAATAATATCGTCCGCGCTAATTGATTGCGATAATTCCAATTGACGCAATAGGGCGCGGGCATGGTGTAAGTCTTGCGTTATAGCGCGGCTTTCGGTCATGTAATTTGATCGGTCCCCATAATCCGCAAAGTCTAAACGTGGGCGCTTATGCGCAAAAGTGTAAAGCGCGTCAATAATTGATTGTTTCATAATCTAATATCCTTTAATTTAGTTTATTGGCCAATGTAAGCCCTACAGCGCACTGTTACCCAATGCGCTATAAGATTACACTAAGCCGCGACTGGCTCGCGTTTTTCGCTTAATGCTAATGCATACAATTTACACAATTCGTTTATTTCATCTAGATCGGCATGGATAGAATCATACCCATCGCAACATTCTGACCATACTCCATCAGAATCGTCATACATCAGTTGAATAGTTATATGCAATCTAAGACGTTTAGATTGTGATGCTAAACTGTGCAACTCTTTTTTATACGCTAAACCAAAGGGGTGCTCACTTTCCCATTTTTTAAGCCTTTCAATGGCTAGATTGAAAGCATACTCAGCGCTGAATTCAGGCTTTACTTTGCCCGATAACTTCCACCCATCGCCGTGATTTTTTAGTATTGTTTTATCTGACATGTAACACTTCGTGTATGTTGTGTAAACAACTCGCCCCACCTCTAAGCCATGCGCTGATAATTTAGCCATTTTTAGTTTTATCCTTTAAATTGTGGTTATCGGTGATCGAGCCCAATCGGCCGCGGCCGCGCTGGTTAAGATATCGCCTTTTATTTCCATAAGCACAACGATAAAATCATTATTGATTAGCGCCAGTCCGGCGCCGTTAAAACCAAAGGCATAAGGCATAACCTTTGATTTTCCATTGATATCAATAGCGGCGGCGGCGAGTTTAGCGATTAAATCGGGGCTATATAGGTGTTGTCCCTGATCTAATTCAGAAGGTATAACCCTATGGTAATCAGGAAATTTACCTTCTACAGGACTAAAAACAACAATATTATCGCCCCATTGAGCACGGGTTTGTGTAGCGCTTTCAGTCGTAAAAATTATGGGGATATCGTTATAAACCTTGCTTGGTGCTTTCCATCTTAAAATCGTCTTAACGGTATCGAGAGGGATAATAAAATCACCGGTTCCCTCGTTTTCGTCGGCGCCGATCGTTTGACGTTGACAACCTAAGATATGGCCATCGGTAGCAATCAAGCGCGTTTCGCTTGGCGCCGATTCTACCTTCACTCCATTTAGGTAGTACCGAATATCGCCCTCAGCACAAAAACGGGAAACGGCTTTCAAGTTCTTAATTAAGAGTGTAGTTTTCATTTTTAGTGTCCTTTATTCAATAGTTGAAAGAACGATTAAAAAACCGATTGCTGCAAATACGATTGTTATTATTTCAATTATCAAATTAGTCATTTTTATTGCTCCAGGTAGTTTAGTGTAGTTTATCGGTGTTGCTGTGGTCTATTATACACGACAATTTTAACAATGCAAGGAAATTAGTCACATTTAGCTAAATATATTTTTTTGTAGGCTTTTTGTTGGCGGGTGTTAGGCTTTTTTTTAGCCCACAGATTGCCTACAAAATGCGCGATCCTGTCATAGCGGGCGCGATGCTAAAATGCTTTTTGTCTGTATAAATAGTCATTAATTAACCCCTTCATTTTTCATGATGTATACTGTATGTGTGTACAGTAGTATTGTGTGTAGGATTAGCAACTTTTCCAGCATGACAATAATGCCCACATGACCCACAATTCAGATCGGCGCAATTTACTGCAATGTTAGTTAGTGCTTACTAACCAAATGTTAGTTAGTGCTTACTAACCAAATGTTAGTTAGTGTTTACTAACTAAATTCTGGCTGACAATTATTGCCCACAATTCTAGTTAGTTAGTGCTCACTAACCAGGGCTGCAAAGTGAGTGCTCACTAACTTGTATGTAAGTGCTCACTAACTTAATCTTTCTTAATGTTAGTTAGTGCTTACTAACTTGGTGCCAAAAATCCCCTCGGCTAGAGGCCACCGGCTAGGGCCTTGGCTTGGCCGTGAAGGCCACGGTAGGGTTCGTAAACAATTTTTTTTTTAATTTTTATTTTTACAAACACGGCGTAGGCAAGGTAGGTAATGTAGACAACCAAAAAGAAGTCGTGGTATAACATCACCATGTTTAAATCATTACCATTCACAGCGCGAACGGTCAAGGCTACTGAAGCCCGACTGACTGCTATATATGAAGCAGCAGTTATGGGGTTAAAGGGTGATTCATTAGCACTGGCGTCTGGGATGCTACCTTCCGAGTATAGACAATTATGCCAACTTGACCCACTGGCCGAAATGGCGGCGCAAAAAGGTAAAGCCGATTCAGAGTTCGCCGCGGCGTCTAAATTAAGACAGGCGTCAGAAAGCGGCGATGCTAAGGCGAGCTTGGCAATCTTGCAGCATGTGCATGGTTGGACTGCCAAGACTGAGATTAGCGTAGATGTTTACCAAAAGATTAGTGTGCTGTCTGCACTTGAACAAGCCCGCGCTAGAGTAATTGAAGGGCAGGCTACCGAAGTTCTCCCCATGTCCATAGGACAAAATGCAACAGCCAATCTATAAATCGGACGAAGAACAGAAGTTAATGGTTGAGTTATGGTCACCGGCTATAGCTGACGATCCAGAAGCGTTTGTGTTGTTCGCGTTTCCTTGGGGACAAAAGAACACCCCACTGGCAAATTTTAAAGGACCGCGTAAATGGCAACGCGAGGTGTTAAGGGGACTCGCGGCCCACATTAAGAATAATAAGGGCAAGGTTCAGATGGACACCTTGCGGGAGGCGATCTCATCAGGTCGCGGGATCGGCAAATCGGCGTTGGTTAGTTGGTTGGTATTGTGGATGCTGACTACACGGATTGGTGGTTCGGTTATTATTAGTGCTAACTCCGAATCGCAGTTACGATCGGTAACCTGGGCAGAACTGACCAAATGGTCGGCGATGACAATTAACAATCATTGGTTTGAGATTAGCGCAACCAAGCTCGTGCCCGCGCAATGGCTCTGTGAATTGGTCGAACGCGACCTAAAAAAAGGCACACGTTATTGGGCGGCAGAAGGCAAACTGTGGTCGGCTGAGAATCCAGACAGCTACGCAGGGGTGCACAACCAAGATGGCATGATGTTAATTTTTGACGAATCAAGCGGTATTCCTAATCCTATCTGGGAGGTAGGGGCGGGGTTCTTTACGGAAAACACCGCCGACCGGTATTGGTTCGCGTTTAGTAATCCACGACGTAATGAAGGGTATTTCTTCGAGTGCTTCCACGCCAAACGGGCGTTTTGGAATACTCGGCAAGTAGACGCCCGCACGGTGGAAGACACAGACAAACAAGTGTACGAGCAGATTATAGCTGAATACGGCGAAGATTCCCCTCAAGCAAAGGTTGAAGTCTATGGCGAATTCCCAGATGCAGGCGAAGATCAATTCATCCAGCCAATGTTGGTGGATGACGCAGCAAAAAGAACACGATATAAGGACCTTACGGCCCCCATCATTTTGGGTATCGACCCGGCGCGAGGAGGCGCAGACTCAACCGTTATCGTTGTCAGGCAAGGGCGTGACTTGGTGGCTATCAAGCGCTATTCAGGCGAAGATACGATGACCATAGTAGGACGGGTAATCGACGCCATAGAAGAATACAAACCAACGCTTGCAGTTATAGACGAAGGTGGGTTAGGATACGGAATACTTGACAGATTGGTAGAACAGCGGTACAAGGTGCGAGGAGTTAATTTTGGTTGGAAAGCCAAGAACTCCATTATGTGGGGTAATAAGCGGGCAGAAATGTGGGGCACCATGAAGGATTGGTTGAGAACCGCCAGCATACCGACGGATCGTCAACTCAAAGCGGATTTGGTAGGCCCAATGAAAAAGCCTAATAGTAGTGGGACCATTTTTCTGGAAGGAAAAAAGGAAATGCGTAACCGAGGTCTAGCTTCTCCTGATGCTGCTGACGCATTAGCGGTTACTTTTGCTTTTCCGGTTGCCCACCGCGAACATAGCTTAGCCCCACGCCGTAGTTTTTCATCTTCTCAAAACGTAGTTAACTCATGGATGGGGGCTTAAATGGCGGTTAAACCTGGGCTCTATGCTAACATTCATGCAAAACAGGCTCGCATTAAAGCAGGGTCTGGCGAAAAAATGAACAAGGTTGGTAGCAAAGGTGCGCCAACAGCTAAAGATTTTAAAGACTCAGCCAAAACAGCTAAAAAGAGAAAATAATGCCACTCGTCAAATCAAAATCACCAATGGCTTTTCGTAAGAACATTAAGGCCGAAGTTGCCACTGGCAAACCGGTCAAACAGGCCGTAGCAATTGCCTATTCGGTCAAACGCGCTGCGACAAGTAAGAAAAAAAGCAAGTAATGCCTACTCCGTCATTAGCTGATATTTCAAAGTTTACGCCTAGCGAACAGGCGGCTTTGCAATATCATCGAAATCATTTAATCGGCGGCACCGCGTTAAAAAATGCGGATGGCACAACTACTACGTTTATGGGCTCTGTTGTAGATACCCCAAAAGGCGGCGCAATGATCCTGCCGACCTATTGGCATGGTGAAGTCAGAGATGTCCCGCAAGCAATGAAGTTTGCAACCAAAAGTGGCATATCTTTTCCCGAATATAAGTCGGTTGAAGAGGCTTTGGCGGCTGAACAACGGATGCACAAGATTATGGAACAAGATGTTGATTCCTATGCAGAGGGCAAATAGTGGCCTATCAAGATACAGG